AAGTCGGACGATGGACAGGACTGGTATGAGTGTCAGTCATTATTTTCTGATGATACTGCAAAAATAATGTACGACCATGAAGGGGTTATCTGGGGTGTCGTTAATAAGCCAGTCCCGCAACGTGGCAACACATATTCTGTATCAATGTTGTGGCCGGTTAATATGTCTGTTGCGGAAATAGACGCTGCTGACTGCCCTGATGATTGCCGTGGTGATGGTACGTGGTTATATCAGGACGGTAAAGTCGTTCAACGGGGTTATTCTCCGGAAGAGCTGCGTAAAAATGCCGAGGCTGAAAAAATTCGTCGCCTTTTTGAAGCTGAATCAGCCATCGCACCACTGGCGCGGGCAGTAAAACTAAAAATTGCCACAGATGAAGAGATTAAACGGCTTGAAGCATGGGAACTCTACAGCGTAATGGTAAACCGGGTGGATACATCTGCGCCTGACTGGCCGGATATACCACGCTAAATATTCAGGTGGGTTTATTACCCGCCTTTTCTTTTTCCTGTCGTTGTGCCATCAACCTGACAGCCGGTACAAATAGCCCCCTCTTGTGTACTGACCTGAAAATATACTCACCCCTTAACCACGGAGTTAACCGGATGAGTGATTTTCACCACGGCACGCAGGTCATCGAAATTAATGACGGTACGCGTGTCATTTCCACAGTAGCGACTGCAGTCGTTGGCATGGTCTGTACAGCCAGTGATGCAGATGCCACGCTGTTTCCCCTCAATGAGCCGGTGCTGATTACCAATGTGCAAAGCGCCATTGCGAAAGCCGGTAAAAAAGGCACGCTGGCTGCATCACTGCAGGCCATCGCAGACCAGTCAAAACCCGTCACTGTTGTTGTACGTGTTGAGGATGGAACCGGCGATGACGAGGAAGCTGCGCTCGCACAGACTGTTTCCAACATTATCGGAGGTACGGATGAGAACGGTAAATACACCGGTATCAAGGCTCTCCTGACTGCTCAGGCCGTCACCGGCGTCAAGCCGCGTATTCTTGGGGTGCCGGGGCTGGATACTAAAGAGGTCGTGGTCGCGCTTGCGTCGGCTGCCATTAAGTTACGTGCATTTGCTTACGTCAGCGCGTGGGGATGTAAGACTATTTCCGAAGCGATGGAATATCGTAAAAATTTCAGCCAGCGCGAGCTGATGGTTATCTGGCCTGATTTCCTCGCGTGGGACACCGTCAAAAATACCACCGCAACGGCTTACGCCACTGCGCGTGCACTCGGCCTGCGTGCTTACATCGACCAGACTGTCGGCTGGCACAAAACCCTGTCTAACGTTGGTGTACAGGGCGTTACCGGCATCAGCGCCTCAGTGTTCTGGGATTTGCAGGCATCCGGCACCGATGCTGACCTGCTCAACGAGGCCGGGGTTACAACGCTGGTACGCAAGGACGGTTTCCGCTTCTGGGGTAACCGCACCTGCTCGGATGACCCGCTTTTTCTGTTTGAGAACTACACCCGCACCGCGCAGGTACTGGCCGACACGATGGCGGAGGCGCACATGTGGGCGGTCGACAAGCCCATTACCGCCACGCTCATTCGTGACATTGTTGACGGCATTAACGCCAAATTCCGCGAGCTGAAATCAAACGGCTACATCGTGGAGGGTAAATGCTGGTTCGATGAGGAATCGAACGACAAGGAAACCCTCAAGGCCGGGAAACTGTATATCGACTACGACTATACACCGGTTCCGCCACTGGAGAGCCTGACCCTGCGCCAGCGTATCACCGATAAATATCTGGTGAATCTGGCTGAATCGGTCAACAGCTAAGGAGCCTGAAATAACATGGCACTACCCCGTAAACTCAAATATCTGAATATGTTCAATGACGGCCTCAGCTACATGGGTGTTGTTGAATCCGTGACGCTGCCGAAACTGACCCGCAAGCTCGAAAACTATCGCGGCGGCGGTATGAATGGCGCGGCAGCGATTGACCTCGGCCTCGACGATGATGCGCTCACCGTCGAATGGTCTGTCGGTGGCCTGCCTGATGTGGCGCTGTGGGCGCAGTACGCCGCCCCGGGTACTGATGCTGTGCCGCTGCGTTTTGCCGGTTCTTACCAGCGCGACGACACCGGCGAAATCGTGGCGGTCGAGGTGGTCATGCGTGGCCGTCATAAAGAAATCGACGGCGGCGAGAATAAGCAGGGTGAAAACACCTCGACCAAACTGTCGACTGTCTGCACCTACTACCGCCTCACGATTGATGGCAGCGACGTCATCGAAATCGACACCGTCAACATGATTGAGAAGGTGAACGGCGTCGACCGTCTGGAGCAGCACCGCCGCGCAATCGGGCTGTAATTCCCTGACCGGTCAGCACTGCTGGCCGGTTATTAACCCCATTCAGAACAGAGAAAAACATCATGGCAAAAGCACCACGTAAAACCGCTGAATTTATTGATACGGCTGGCAATGAAATTGACACCGTGAATCCGAATGTCGTGACCCTGGACAAACCAATTAAGCGCGCCGGTCAGACGATTGATAAAGTCACCCTGATTGAGCCGAACGCCGGTACCCTGCGCGGCGTCAGTCTGGCAGCGGTGGCGCAGTCCGAAGTCGACGCCCTGATTAAGGTGCTGCCCCGCATGACCTACCCCGCGCTCACCGCGCAGGAGCTTACCGCGATGAACCTGCCCGATATGTTGTCGCTGGCCGCTAAGGTGATTGGTTTTTTGTCACCGGCTTCGGCGGAATAGACTTCCCGCCAGACCTGTCGACTGATGACCTGATGGCGGATATCGCAGTGATATTCCACTGGCCGCCATCAGAACTCTGTTCCCTGAGCCTGAGCGAGCTCATCACATGGCGCGAAAAGGCGCTGCAGCGTAGCGGAAACCACAATGAGTAATAACCTGAGGCTTGAGGTATTGCTGAAAGCGGTCGACCAGGCGACCCGACCGCTTAAATCTATCCAGACCGCGAGTAAAATCCTGTCGGGTGATATTCGCAACACGCAAAAGGGTCTGCGCGACCTGAACGGTCAGGCGTCGAAAATCGACGGCTTTCGTAAGGCAAGCGCGCAACTGGCCGTAACTGGTCAGGCGCTTGACAAGGCGAAGCGTGAAGCCGGTGAGCTGGCTGTGCAGTTTAAAAACACCACCAGTCCGACCCGCGCGCAGGCGCAGGCGCTCGACGCGGCAAAGCGTGCCGCCTCTGAGCTGCAGACGAAATATAACAGCCTGAGAACATCGGTACAGCGCCAGCGCTCCGAGCTGATGCAGGCTGGTATTAATACCCGTACCCTGTCTGCCGATGAGCGTCGACTCAAAACTTCCATCAGCGAAACGACGGCGCAGCTTAACCGCCAGCGTGATGCACTGGCGCGCGTCAGTGCGCAGCAGGCGAAATTAAGCCGGGTGAAAGAACGATATAAATCAGGTAAAGAGCTTGCCGGTAACATGGCCGCAGCAGGCGCTGCCGGGGTAGGTATTGCGACAGCGGGAACGATGGCCGGGGTTAAATTGCTGATGCCCGGTTATGACTTTGCGCAGAAAAATTCCGAGCTGCAGGCTGTGCTCGGGGTCGAAAAGCAGTCGCCAGAAATGCAGGCGCTGCGCAAACAGGCGCGCCAGCTCGGCGACAATACTGCCGCCTCTGCTGACGATGCTGCCAGTGCGCAGATTATCATTGCAAAAGGTGGTGGTGATGCCGCCGCGATTCAGGCAACAACGCCAGTCACTCTGAATATGGCGCTTGCTAACCGTCGCACAATGGAAGAAAACGCCGCGTTACTGATGGGGATGAAATCCGCTTTCCAGCTCTCAAATGACAAGGTGGCACACATCGGCGACGTGTTGTCGACGGTGATGAACAAAACCGCCGCCGACTTTGACGGCCTCAGTGATGCAATGACCTATGCCGCGCCGGTGGCAAAAAACGCCGGTGTCAGTATTGAAGAAACCGCTGCAATGGTGGGCGCTCTGCATGATGCAAAAATTACAGGCTCGATGGCCGGTACCGGAAGCCGTGCAGTATTAAGTCGCCTGCAGGCTCCAACCGGCAAAGCATGGGATGCCCTCAAAGAGCTGGGCGTCAAAACCTCAGACAGCAAAGGCAATACGCGCCCGATATTTACCATCCTGAAAGAAATGCAGGCCAGCTTTAAGCGCAACAATCTTGGAACCGGGCAGCAAGCCGAATACATGAAAACGATATTCGGTGAGGAAGCCAGCTCATCGGCTAATGTGCTGATGGCGGCAGCGGCCAGCGGCAAGCTCGACCAGCTAACCGCCGCGTTGAAAGCGTCAGACGGCAAAACCGAGGAACTGGTTAAGGTTATGCAGGATAACCTCGGCGGCGACTTTAAAGAGTTCCAGTCTGCTTATGAGGCAATCGGTACCGACCTTTTTGACCAGCAAGAGGGCTCGTTGCGTAAACTCACCCAAACAGCCACGCAATACGTGTTAAAGCTCGACGACTGGATCCAGAAAAATAAGGGACTCGCGGAAACTATCGGCATTATTGCCGGTGGCGCACTTGCTCTGATTGGCATCATCGGCGGCATTGGTCTTGTGGCGTGGCCGGTAGTTATGGGGATTAACGCCATCATTGCCGCTGCTGGCGTTATGGGTACGGTCTTTACTGTTTCCGGCAGCGCCATTGTGACAGCTCTCGGTGCGATTACCTGGCCGATTATGGCTGTGGGGGCGGCGATTGTGGCTGGTGCGCTACTCATCCGTAAATACTGGGAGCCCATCAGCGCATTTTTCTCGGGGGTGATTGAGGGCATCATGAGTGCTTTTGCTCCGGTCGGGGAAATATTTACGCCACTGGCACCCATTTTTGACGGACTCGGTGAGAAGCTGCGCGGAGTCTGGCAATGGTTTAAAGACCTGATTGCACCGGTGAAGGCCACACAGGAGACGCTCGATAGCTGCAAAAATGTCGGCGTTATATTTGGTCAGGCACTGGCTTCGGCCTTGATGGCTCCGCTCAATGTTTTTAACAAGCTGCGCAGCGGTGTCGACTGGCTTCTCGAAAAGCTCGGCATTATCAACAAAGAGTCAGGCAACATCGACCAGGCCGCCGCCAGAACCAACGCCGCCATGCAGGGTAATTCCTATATCCCGGCAACCAGCACATATGGCGGCTATCAGGCTTATCAGCCCGTTACCGCACCGGCGGGGCGCTCTTACATTGACCAGAGCAAAAGCGAATACAACATCACTCTGCCGGGTGGTGTTGCGCCGGGGCATCAGCTTGACCGCCAATTACGCGACACGCTCGAACAGATTGAACGTGATAAACGTGCGCGCCAGCGTGCCAGTATGACCCACGATTTCTGAGGAAGGATAAAACGATGATGCTTGCGCTGGGAATGTTTGTTTTTGAACTCCGTACTCTGCCTTATCAGTCAATGCAGCATTCGAAAGATTACCGCTGGGCGTCTAATGACCGGGTAGGTAAACCGCCTGCATATCAGTTTCTCGGCGAGGGGGAAACCTCAATACAGCTTGCCGGTACACTTTACCCTGCCATTACCGGCGGTCATATATCCCTGCTGGCTGTGGAACTGATGGCCGATGAGGGCAGGGCGTGGCCGCTGATTGAGGGGACTGGCAAAATCCTCGGGATGTATATCATCGATAAGGTGTCGACCACGCACGCCGAGTTTTTCAGCGATGGCGCGGCAAGAAAGATTGATTTCACGCTTTCGCTAAAACGGGTCGATGAATCACTGACGGCAATGTTTGGCGACCTGAATAAACAGGCGAGCGAGCTTCTCGGCTCTGCCGGTAATCTGACCGATAAGCTGCAGGGTGCGCTCGGAGGGCTGACCACATGATTACGGGCATGACCATTGACGCCGGTGCCAGTCTTGCACCGGCATTTATGCTAACGCTGAACAGCCAGGACATTACCAGCAATTTTAGTGACCGGCTGATTTCTCTCACCATGACCGACAACCGGGGTTTTGAGGCTGACCAGCTCGACATTGAGCTCGACGATACCGACGGAAAAGTCGAGTTACCCCTGCGCGGGGCGGTGCTGACGCTGTGGCTTGGCTGGCAGGGTTCGGCGCTATTGAATAAAGGTGATTTTACGGTCGATGAGATTGAGCACCGGGGCGCGCCTGATACCCTGACCATCCGGGCGCGTAGTGCAGACTTTCGCGGAACGCTCAATTCACGACGTGAAGAATCATGGCACGATACCACCCTCGGTGAGCTGGTCAGCACCATTGCAAAGCGTAACAAACTGACGGCCAGCGTCGCGGATTCGCTGAAACAAATCCCGGTACCGCATATCGACCAGTCGCAGGAATCCGACGCGGTATTTCTTACCCGGCTGGCTGACCGAAACGGAGCGACTGTATCGGTTAAAGCGGGAAAACTACTGTTTCTGAAAGCCGGTAGTGCGCTGACGGCCAGCGGTAAGCCCATTCCACAAATGACGCTGACCCGCAGTGACGGCGACCGTCATCAGTTTGCCATTGCCGACCGCGGAGCTTATACCGGTGTAACAGCTAAATGGTTGCACACCAAAGACCCGAAGCCGCAAAAACAGAAAGTGACGCTGAAACGCCAGCCAAAAGAGAAGCACCTTCGCGCACTGGAACACCCGAAAGCAAAGCCGGTCAGCAAAAAGACGAAGTCCAGAAAAGAGCCGGAGGCTCGTGAAGGTGAGTATATGGTCGGTGAGGCAGATAACGTGCTGGCACTGACGACGGTCTACGCTTCCAGAACGCAGGCGATGCGCGCCGCTCAGGCTAAGTGGGATAAGCTGCAGCGAGGCGTTGCGGAGTTTTCAATTACGCTGGCGCTTGGTAGGGCTGATTTATTCCCTGAGACACCGGTGCGCGTGTCAGGCTTTAAGCGCGTCATAGACGAGCAATCTTGGTTAATCAGTAAGGTGACTCACAATATGAATAATAGTGGCTTCACGACGGGCTTAGAGCTTGAGGTTAAACTCTCTGATGTGGAGTACAGTGCGGAATCGGATGATGAATAAAATCTATTCACAAAAAGTGAATTAGTGATTATTATTGGTTCACGAATTGAGAATGAGAGGTGGGTTATGTTTCATTGTCCGAAGTGCCATCATGCCGCACATGCGCGAACAAGCCGCTATCTAACCGAAAATACGAAAGAGCGCTACCACCAGTGCCAGAATATCAACTGCAGTTGTACGTTTATGACAATGGAAACGATAGAACGCTTTATTGTTACTCCGGGATCCATCGACCCGGCACCGCCGCACCCGACTGTTGGTGGTCAGCGACCATTGTGGCTCTGA